TAAATGCACCCGTATTAGTTGACGTAAATGGGCTACGAATGTCGCTCCTTGTTGACCCAATTGCCTTCGCTTCTAGGTTGACAGAACGAATCGACGGCAACGGAGTGGGTGAAGGCGCGACCGACCTGTTGTATGCGACGGAGGTGGCGGCGAATCTTGAGGATCTCAAGATCGCCGTGGCGTTTGTGCGTCGCCAGTCGATGCTTGACGAGCGGATACGGGTGGGTAACACCGCCGAGGTAGGACGCCGTGCTGGCGTCCTGCGGTCGCGGGCACATGCGATGGTGAACCGTGCGACGCATGAGCGAATTCATGGCATGACCTTGCCAGATGTGTTGGACAACAGATGAGCGCGACCATCACCCGCGACAACCGTGGGCGACGGTACACGGGGCCACAGCCCAAGGGTCGCATCTGCGAGTCGAAGGGCTGCACGACCGTGCTGTCGATCTACAACCACGACGACATCTGCGCCAAGTGCGACGCCGCCGAATGGAAAGACTTGACAGGGGTGGATCGGTGCCTGTAAGGTGGCGGCGCGCCTTCAGGGGCGCGACCGCGACGGTAACGGGGCGGTACCCATCCGCTCCCTCGGGTACCGCCCCACCGTCACAAGGGAGAGGTACACTGTCATATGATTGAAATTCCGATCCGCCAGAGTTGGCTGAACACTCTGTCAAACTGCCCCGAGTGGGCACGGCAGGATCGGATGGGGTTGATTACGCAGAAAGAAAGTTCCGACATGCTGCGTGGCAACTTGGTGCATAGCGCCATTGAGCAGGTGGGGCTTGCGATGATGCGTGGTGAAGATCCGACGTTTGATCTGATGCTGGGTGTCATAGATGACGAGTTTGAGCAGAACGTGGACGCTGTGGATGTGTGGCGTCAGGACCATGTTCGTGTCATAGAAATCGCACGCAACAACGCTTTCGCTTGGTATGAGGAAGTGCGTCCGTTGTTGGATCCTGTTGGGGTGGAGGAGGAGTTTCGGTTTACGTTGGATGAACGGGACGGGGTTCGTCTGGTGATCACGGGTACCGCTGACTGGCACAACAGGGACGGGTCGATATGGGACTGGAAAAATCCGAGCCGCAAGTACGAGCCGTGGGAGAAGAAGCGGTGGGACATACAGTCGCATGTGTATTGTGCGGCATTCGGGTCTACGGAATTCAACCTCGTTGCTTTGGTGGACGGGGCGGTGCAGAGGATAGAGATCGAACGAACTGAAGCACATACCGAAGCGTTGAAGGACTTGTGCTGGTCGGCTGCGGAGTTGTTGCAGTCCGACCTGAAGGTCTGGCCGAAGCGTTGGGGCTGGTGGGGTTGCTCACCGAAGTGGTGCCCCGTGTGGCAGGCTGGAGAATGCCGAGGGAAACACCTCGGCCCTGACCCGTGGTAACACAGGGAGACAACATGACAGAACCATCCACCGAGGTTTCCGTCACCTTCTCACAGAAGGTATCGGAAGCCCCATACGAGACGGCTGATTACACACTCAGTATCACCCGCACCTACCCCGATTCGTTTGACGATCAGTCAATCCTCGTTGAAGCAGAGGGGCTGTTCAAGGACATCAAGATGGAGGTGCTGAAGCAGGCAGGTCAGGAGTTCGACCTGTCAGAGTCGGGGGTGGTCATGCGGACGCTCAAAGGCGGCGTGGCCCGACCTGACCGTGATCCGCCTAGCGCCCCCTCGGCGCCCACGCAGGGTCATGCTACGACGGCACCACCGAGCGCACCCGTAGGGCCGACAGCGCAGTCAATGGCTGCCCGTCCAGCGATGGGTGGGAAGGTGTATCCCCGAGTGGACTTCTGTGTCGGCAAGGAGTCCGACACGAAGCAGGCAGCGTGGAACCTGCTGGCGTTCCATCCGAACGAATGGTCGGACGGCAACGGCGGCGTCATCAGGGTTTACGAGGTCAAGGAACACGCCGACGGCACCACTGATGTGAACAGGAGCGGGAAGAACTTCCCGAACTTCTCCGTCACTGCCGAGGCGCTGAACCAGATCGGTGTCGGGGTTGCCCGCAACGTGGGCCTGTGGGTCAACGACGGCGACTCCAACGTGCCGCTGAAGGTGTGGGATCAGGCGGGTGGGCAGCAGCAGGCGGACGCCGTTCCGTTCGACTGGAATGGTCGCCGCGGGGCGCTCCAGCAGTACGCCTTCCAGCGGTGAGTTCTGACGCTGCTCTCCTGTCCGACTCCGACATCGATGCCCGCCTAGCGGGTGTCGATGTCGGGGCGGGCAACGGGGAGTACCGTTACTTTCGCCCCACGGCGCGGGCCGTGGACCGTTGGGTTGAGTACGCTGCAGGTAGCGAGGATCGTTACTACCTCGGGTTGCCCGGTATCGATGAGAAGATGCGTGGCGTGTGGCCGTCGGATGTGCTGGTTGTGACAGGCCGTGCCCATTCAGGCAAGTCTGCGGTGCTGCTGTCGTCCATAGCGAAGAACCTGAAGGCCGACCCCGAGTTCCATGCGGTGATCTTCACACCCGACGAGCCTGAGATTCTCGTCGTGTCGAAACTGTATGCGCTGTTGTACCAGCGTAACCTTGCCTCAATTGAAGAGGCGTTGCAGTCGGCAGACATGGCGTACCTCGGGGAGATTGAGGAAGCGAAGCGGTCGTGGCTGGATCGCGTCAAGATCTTCCCATATGCGTTGCCGTTCCCTGAGATGTCAGTGGCTCTCGCCGAGTGCGAGGACTACTGGCAGGCTCGTCCGCAGTTCACGATGATCGACTTTCTGGAGCAGATGCCGTTTGCCAGCGGCTACGAGGGTGTGTCGAACGTGCTGAAGGGCATCAAGGAGTGGGCCGAGCATGAGAACATGCCGGTCGGGTTGGTGCATCAGTCGGGGAAGGCCAGCACCCGTGGTGCTTCACGGGGCATGGACGACGGCAAGTTCAACGCCGACGAGTACGCTATCCTGCAGTTGAATGTGTTTCGTAAGCGTGATCTGCCGAAGTTGTCGGAACATGAGCAGCGTGTCCATTCAGTTTCGATCTCGTTGGACCTATGTAAGAACAAGCGCCCGCCCTGTCAGATCACTGATCCGCCAATAGATTACTTCATTGATCCGACCTGTGGTCTGGTCCGCGAATACTTCGACACCGACATCCCTGCTGATGGCCGATGGTTACTCTGAACCAGACGGAGCAGTTCGCGTACCTGCACCGCGGGGGCGCTCTCGCTGGCTGCCCGCCCGAGGGCGTCATCACGCCCCTGAAGGCTCCGAACGGTGACCTGCGGCGTGCCAATGGCGCCGACTACCTCGTAGCCATAGAGGAGCATCTCGGCGGTGTGTTGCCGTTGGGTGTGTACCCGCTGTTCAAGACTGATCGGGTGTGGCAGGTGCATTGGATGGCAGTCGATCTGGACGAAGGTGAAGCCAGCCTAACACATGCCTGCAATCTACGCACATTGTTGGAGCGTTACGGGATAACAGGCATTATCGAACGGTCGCGTCGCAAGGGCTACCATGTGTGGGTGTACCTGAAGGAACCCGTCTCGGCCAGCGTGGCGCGCCGATCCATGATCGGCGCTTGCCGCATCGTGGACGTTCCCATTCGGGAAGTGTACCCGAAACAAACCGAACTGTCAGATGGCGGCATCGGCAACTGCCTGAGGCTGCCCTACCCGATGCCTCGCACCGAGGGCCGTCAGGTCGCACTGGACCGCGACTTGGACCCTCTGGACTTCCCCAACTTCATCACCTTGGCATCCACAACGATGACAACACCCTCACAGGTGCGGAACCTGCTGCCCCTCCATGTCGTCACCGAGCCAGCGTCAGCGATGCGGCAGCAGCGCGGCGCCCGCACCGACACCGACTTCACAGGATCGGCGCTACGCATCTGGAACGCAACCGAGTGGGGGGACCGCAGCCGCGACCTCTGCACGTTCGCAATGTCGCTGTTCTCACAGGGGTACACCACCGATACTGTGCGACAGTTGCTGTACCAACTGGACGACCGCATGAAAAAGTATGTCGGTCGCTCCGACAGAGAGAGACGAATTGATGACATCGTTGTCGAAGCAGGCAGACGAATCTAGATGATACACAAGTTCACTGTGCGTGGTCGCCCCATCGCCAAAGGCCGACCCCGCTTCGGAGCCAAACGGGTCTACACCCCCAAACGCACAGTGGAGGCAGAGGCGGTCATAGCCGCCGCCTACAACGGCCCATACTTCGAAGGGCCGGTGTCGATCTCCTGCGTGTTCAGCATGAAACGCACAATCATCACGATCCGCAGCCTAGACGAAGAAGAT